CCTCTACCAAGTAGGGAATTCCATTGACTGCGATCCGAGATCCAGCTTTAAGGGCACACTAACAACGCCGGTGCGGGCTTATTTGGCAGTTATTTGCCTAGATTTATTAGCCTTTGAGTATATGTGAGCCATGTACACGGACAGAAATCTGTCCGTTATAATAGTCTTTTGATTCTAAAACTTTGTGATTAAATTGTTCTCTAGCTTCTATGTAAGAGCATTGCGCCTTGGATGTACAGTAAAATAATATGTCTCTACGGAAATTTTCTTTGCCTAATTGTTCCACATCCTTGCTTAATTCAACGTTTGACCCGTAATAATCACGCCAATCGCTGTCTATTTTAGAACGTATCTTCTTTTTCTTCTTGTTGCCGTTTTTGAGTTTTACTGTTTTGTAGCTAGTTTTTGAGAATTTGGCTAGTTTTTTGCCTATGTATTTCCTGCCAGTAATATTATTAGTAATAAGATAAACGAATCCTACGCAAGTTTCGGGTAGCTCTTCTATTAACTGATTTTCATAATACCATGACATTCACTTAGTTATTGTCTTGGGCCTTCCTATCATGCCTTTTCTGGATCTTTTGCGTTCTTCACGCTTTGCCTGTATTTCTACCCTGCGGGTGCTTGCTTCGTTGCGTATTTCACTTAGCCAATATCGTGCCTTAATGCCTGCTTCGTCTGAGCCTTTATATTCAAATCGTTCCTGCCACTTAAAATATTCCTGAAAAGCAGCAATCATTTTGTCGTGGCTTTCTGTAGTCAATCAACAATCTCCACATCTGTTGAATAACTAGTAAATCCGTTTTCTTTGATCACCTTAAGAACATGATTAACACGGCTGGTTAAATCGTCTCTATGTGAAATCAAGAACACATTTTTGTTGCGTTCACGAGTCATCTTCTTAAGAACAGCAATACTACTTTCAACACCACTTGCATCCATACCGCTGTCTACTAGTTCGTCAATGAATAGTAGGTTAATAGCTTGATATAGGTTTTCCCATACATCGCGGAATGCCCATGACATCGATAATATCAATCGATTGCGTTCACCGCGTGACAGATTGTCAAAGTCTAAGTCTTGACCTAACTGGGTAATAATAACAGTAAGGTCGTTCTGAAATTCAACTGTATGTGGAAGTCCAATGCGATCGAGATAATAGGTCAATCTTTGATTCAAATAGGCTAAGTTTTGATCAATGATACGCTTGCGAATAAACGAATCTTTATTAGTCAACAGTTTATGTAAAAATTCTTGGTGTTCTTTAATCCTAACCAATGTGTTTACATTATCAAAATTAATTTCTTGTACCGCTGTGTTGCGTAATTCGTCAATCTGTTCAATGTAGGGATTATTTTCAGCGACCTTTACTTCTAGATCACGTTCTAATCCGCTAAGAGTATTTTTATGATTTAGTGCTTGCTCTAAATTGTCGTAAATTACACTTGGACACGCACCTAGTTCACCAATTAAACTAATCGCCTCGTTGAGTTCGCTTAGTTCTTCGCTGTGAGTTTTTAAATGTCCTTGACTTTCTTCAACCTGTTTAACTTTGGCAGTCATCATCTCGTCGTGTTTGACATCGTGAATGTCTTGACCACAACTATGACATTTATGATCTGCTAGAGTTGTTAACTCTCGCTCTAACTTGTCTAGATTTTTTTGCTCTCGTTCTAGAGTACTAGTTTGTTTAGCAATCAAAGCAGTTAGACTATCTCGTTCTTTTTTGCTTTTTGTCCATTCAATTAACGATCGTTGATTGGCAATTTCTTCGTCGATGTTAATATCTAATAGTTTTTCTATTGCTTTGGTTAAATTGGCAAGAGCTGTTTCGTGTTGTTCTTCCCATAACCGTTGTTTGCGTTCTAACGATTCAATACTCTGTTGAATTCGATCATTAGACACTTTAATTGTTTCAATTTTTGTATTTTCTGTAGCAATAGAGTCTTTGCTATTTTTAATTTGTTCTTTTAATGCTTCGGCTTTTTCACTTAATTGTGTAATACCTAACAACTGTTCGATAATAGCACGTTGGTCAGCTGCCTTCATTGACAAGAAAGGTTCAGTGTAGGTATTCAAAGCCACAAGATGTTTAAACATATCGTGAGTCATACCAAAAACTTCTTCAATAGCCTTTTGTGTTTCTCTACTATCGCCTTGAGCTTCATCAGTTTCTAATGAAGATTGTTCGTGTCCGTTAACACTAAACTTTAGGACATTAGGTTTACGACCTCTCTCAATGTGATAATCAACACCGTCTTTTTCAAAACTAACTGTACATAACATACCCTTGTTGTTAATTTTGTTAACAAGGTTATCTTTTTTAATATTAGTTAGAGCATTGCCGTAGATAGCATAGCTGAGACCATTGATGATTGTAGTTTTACCAGTACCATTACGAGCACCGCTGTCGTCGCCACCTAGATCTAGATTTTCACCTAGTACAAGGGTTAACTGGCCTTTGTCAAATGTAATAGCCTGCGTTTGAGCTCCAACGCTCATAAAATTTCTAACGGTTAAATCTTTAATCTTTATCATAGGTTATTATAAATGTCTAATAGAAGAGCTTTGTCAAATGCATCGCTGTCGATGGCATTGATTTGATTCATAACAATAGTGTCAACACTTTCAAAATTGATATCAATTGGAGTAGATTGTGCATCTACTTCTACCTTTTCTGGTATTAACATAAGTTCTCGAAGATTGTATTGAGGAACAAATGTTTCTTTAATAAAATTAGCTTCTTCAAAACTAATTGGCAAATCGATTGTGACGCGGCAATGCATTTTTTCTTTCAGCAGGTCGCCGGGTTTGTCAATGATCTGACTCAATTTAAATGTTCTGTATACAGGTTGCCCTGGCCATGTTTTAAACTCCGGCGTACCTCCCCACTCTAACATCATCATACCTCGATCATCGTCGCCTGCATCTGCATAATTGTGCGGAAACGCATTGCCAATATAATGTATGTTTCTATTGTGTTGACGCTTGTGAAAGTGACCAGTAAACACATATTCTTGGTTAACAAAATGGCTACTTTGTACTTGTCCGTGATCCGGCATTTGCACCATAGCATTCATGTAAAAGCTGGGCAATTCTAAATGTCCAAACAAATACTTGCTTTTGATATTGGGAATGTTTTTCCACTCGTCGGCTACCAACCAAGGCATAATAGTGACATCGCCTTCTGTCAACGTTTCCTTAATAGGAACTACATTTGGAAACAGTCGCATAAATTCAACAGAGTTAATCTCACGCTTGTCCTTGTAGAACAAGTCGTGATTGCCTAGAATAAAATAGACTTTTTCAAACGACTGACTTAGTTTTTCTAAGTTGGACACAGTATAGTTCATAGTACTAACATCGGTAGTACTACGATTATGATGCCAATCGCCTAGAAAGATTGCAGTTTCACAACCTTCTTTTTTAGCAGTCTCACAGAACCAAGAAACAAAATCTTCACAATCTTGATTATGTGTACGACTACCAGACTTTAGACCAAAATGAATATCGGTAAAACAGGCTACTTTTTTAAATAGTGACATAGGATCTCCTTAGTTATTATAACAGGTAAACAAGGTGAGATCAATCCCAATCACCGCCGTCCACCGGAGTAGTACTAACCGGACCATAACTAGCCCCACCTTTGCCCGCAGCGTTCTGTCTAGTCCAACTTGGATTCATTCCGTTTATTTCTAAAATGTCATCTCGAATATTTTGATTGCGTTTTTCAATATTGATAATTCTAACAAAACTGTTAGTCACTGCGGCAGTATAATAGGCAAACGGATTATCTGATTTCGATTCGTCAAACTGTAGACCAATTTGTGTCAACTGGAGAATAGCCTGCCCACGCATTTCATCATTGTAAGTATACCCGCGAACGTTTCCTCTTGTGGCATATCGCTCGCAGAGTTTTAAAAACATACGAGCTAGATTGTTAGTCATCTGACCATGTTCTTTGTTAAATGAGCCAGTGTCTAAATCTCCCTTCCAATGACTTTTACCTACACATATAAGATTGTTATTGTCATCAAACTTCCAATGTTGGAACGGAGGAAAGTTCACCTTGTCGTGACTGTCTGCGGTATTTTTCAAAGTCTTTTTGCGACCAGGAGCCAACGGTATGTGATCAAAGGTCATAACCCTAAAAACAACGTCAGTTTTTTTAATAGTTTTGTAGTCAACTTCAAATTCTTTAGCTGGAATTTTCTTTCCGCCTGACTGTGCAATTTCGTGATTTTTTTTACCTATTTTTATTGCTCTGCTACGTTTAGCATCGGCAATTGACCTAATATTAATTTTAGATAAATTTGAAATTATTAGATCATAATCTCCATATGCAGGATCAGTATAGGAACAATAGGTGTTTTTACTTAGATGAATTTCTTTTAGTAAATCCTTATTAGTAAGATACTTGATCTTGGGAGGTTGAGTGGGCATTATTGTCATTGTTATAGAATTCTCCAGTAGTTAGCGTGTCGTCTCAAGTTAGTGCAGCAGCAGATGCTGCCAGCGGCGCACTAAAAAGTGATAATTTTGCTGCTTTAAAATCTAACCTAGACTCAACTGTTGGTCGTTTAAGCGGCGAAATTGGCAGCGGTTTAAACGGCATGACAGCGTCGGCTAATACTTTTTTGAATGACGCTAAAGGAGCATTAGGACAAGCTACCGGCGCACTTGGCGGTATTACAGGTGCCTTAGGTGGAGTTAGCAGCACTATACAAAGTCTAGCGTCAAACGCTACCGGAGCATTAGGTGGTATTGCAGGCCAGTTAGGTGGCGCAGCAGGATCAATAAGTAATGCTGGCGCAGCAATTGGTGCAAGTTTGAACAAGTTAGGATTATCCAGTGGTGGCCTTGGCGGCATTGCTTCACTAGCTACTTCAGTTTCGTCAGCAGCTGGCATGGTTAATAATTTATTAAGTATGGCAAGAGGAAAAAATCTGCCTAGCGGTGCAGAATTATTTAGTCAGGAAGGGGCCTTTGTAAAATTAGAAACTGGTTCAGCAGAAGACTGGCGTGTAAAATTAAATGCAAATTTTGGTCTGTTTGGTAGTGCATTCAGTCGACTTTCTGCTACAGGCGGTTTTGTTTGGCCCTATCTTCCGTCAATTACTGTATCCTCAAAAGCCAACTATACTCAAATAGATCCAACACATAACCTACAACCGTTCTATGCTTACAAAAACAGTCAAATAGATGATATCACTATCTCCGGAGAGTTTTCTGTTGAAAGTGAATTAGATGCTGGTTATTGGATTGAAGGCACTACTTTTTTAAAAACAGCCACTAGGATGTTTTATGGTACAGGGCCTAATCAAGGAAACCCTCCAATAATTTGTAATCTATCAGGGTATGGTGCTAGGGTGTTTTCTGGTGTACCGGTTATAGTAAAAAGTTTTACAGTAGATTTTAAAGATGATGTATCTTATATAAAATACACTAAAGGTGGCGCACCTACATGGGTGCCTGCAATGAGCACAATATCTGTGACAGTTTCTCCAATCTATAATCGAACACGATTGAGACAATTTAATCTTACACAATATGCCAACGGAAATATTGTAGCAGGTCAAGGATTCATCTAATATGGCCAAATATCAAAAAGTATCTCCCTATTATAATACTCCACAGAACAATTTGTATCTAGACCTGTTGGCTATTCGACCCGTGCCTGCTGAAGCAGACGACTATCAATATACCATTGAAAATCAATACAAACATAGACCTGATTTATTAGCGTTTGATCTATACGGCAATGCTCAACTTTGGTGGGTATTTGTACAACGTAATATGGAAACAATCAAAGATCCAATATATGATTTTGCTCCCGGAACAGTAATTTACTGTCCAAAGAAATCAAATATAGAAAGATTTATTGGAATTTAATATGCCTGATTTTAGGAATATAGGACAGGCAATCGGTCAAGCTACTAGTGCAATATCTCAAATTGCATCAACATCTAATCTAGCCATTGGCACTGTTAAGAATATCACTAAGTCTATCAGCGACTCGGCAGCTACATTTAATGTGTCTAAAATTGCTGACGTAGTTTCTAATCCTGGATTAACTCCTTTATTAAAAGCATTTGGAGCAATTAAACCTCCAGCAGGCGGACCGCCATATGATAATGTGCTAGAACAATTTGCATCGTATACTCCTCTATGGACTTTGTGCTGCTTAACACCAAATCAATTTAATGATCCTAGAACCTACAGGGGTTCTCCTGCCGCACTACAGAATATTGTAATTTCGTCTGGTGGACGACAGGATAAACAACGAGTAAACACAGCCTACGGAGCTCCGGAGTATTATATTGACAATGTCACAATGGCTACGTCTCTTGGCGGTACTGCTAATGCTGGAAATACCAACGTCACTGGATTTAAGTTTGAAGTATTCGAACCTTATTCACTAGGTTTATTCCTACAAAGTCTACAAGCGGCAGCTATAAATGCAGGATACCCTACCTATCTAAATGATTGTCCATACCTTCTTAAACTTGAAATAAAGGGATCTAAAGATGACGGGTCTATGTATGCAGGAAAAGATGAATTAACAAAATATTTTACAATTAAGATTACTAAGATTGAATTTAAAGTTGACGAAGCAGGCAGCAGATACAACGTAGAAGCTTCTCCCATGCACCATACTGGATTTAGTGATCTTGTTAATGTGTTTCCTAATGACATGAATGCTACAGGCATGACAGTTAGCGAGGTGTTGATTTCTGGACCTCAGAGTATATGCAGTGAACTTAATAAAATACAATTACAAAGAGTGTAGTATTTCCTTTTAACGAAAGTGATAAGGTTGGCTTAGATGGCGGAACTTCTACCGAAGTGTTAAAAGCCATGGCCGACCCTAAGGCTCAAAAAACTCAAAAGATTGACACTGCTAGACGAGAATCACAAGCCGAATCGTTTGGATTTGGAGCCATCGGAAAAGCCAGTATGGGATTTTCAGAAACATCTGGCGGTAATTATAATTTTAAATTGGCAGGGGATGTAGTTGACGAGCAGGGAAATATAGTAAGAGACAACATGACTATTGATCCTAAGCAGAGAGCTGTAAATTTTCCTCAAGGTACAAAAATTACAGAAGCCATTGTTCGAGTGCTACTTTCTTCGGAGTATTGTGTTAAAGCGGTTAAAGGAGAAAATATCAAAGACGGCGAAGTTGATTGGTTCAGAATTGATGTGCAAATTCAACTTTTAGATTTTGATTCTAAGCGTAATGTAAGAGCAAAAAAATACATCTATAGAGTTGTACCCTTCAAAGTCAGTGCAGCAGTGTTTTCAAATTCAACTAGTGCTACTGCTGGTGAAGCAAAATTACAACAAATCATAGCTAAACGCTATGACTATTTGTATACAGGCCAGAACAACAATATTTTAAAATTTGATTTACAATTTAATGGACAGTTTTTCACAGCTATTTCTCCAACACCTTTACAAAATAATGATAAAATTGCCAACAAGGATCAACAGAATACCAATGATGAAAAAACTTCTAAGGCAGAAATAAAAGAAGGCGATGCTCCTACTAGTGCGACTTCTGTAAATGGCTCAGCACCAGTGAAGCCGCATCCGTTGTTATCGTTTGCTTCAGCTACTGGAGAGAAGACAGTTGAGCAAATGGTAGCCGATAACTTTAACCAATCGTTTACTAGATCTATGGATATGATAGATGTAAAAATGGATATATTGGGTGATCTTTACTTTTTATCGGACAGCGGAATTAACTCGAACTATCTTGCAGAATATGGACC